GTATTGCTGTTATCAATGTAACTAGTGCTACTGGTATTGAAGCAACCAATTACATATACATAGATCAGGAGGAAATGTATGTCGAATCCATTTCTGGAACAGCACTAACTGTTAGAAGGGGTCAAGACAATACTGCTGCTACAGACCATGTGAATGGTGCAGAAGTTAAAGTCATCACAACTACAGATAATGCTGCTATAGAATTTGGAGATGACTTTGGTTTTGATGGAACTATCTAATGACTAAAAACTTTGATGAATTAAATGATGCCTTTAATGTTTCTGCAGATGTAGTACCTACAGAACCTGCTGAAGTTGGTATAACTAAACCAGAGAAGCATGATAGAAGTGATA